CGCAAACCTTTTTTACCAGTTACATTTGCCATCCTATTACCTCCTTTAAGTTACTATTAAAAATCACGTCCTTCTTGTAAACCCTGACCTACCCCAGAATCATCTTCTTTTTCGGTTGTATCTTCTGGTTTGTAAAAACCTGATTGACCTTTTGGTAAAGGATTAGTACCTTTATTAAGTTGATTCTTTAAGTAAGCAGATGATTTAATTCCAGGTGCTTTCCTTATTGATTCAGCTATTTCTTTTTTTATACAAGCTAATATCGCATCTCCTCTTTCAACCGCACCATTAGTAGAAAATAGATATTTTGATTTTTTAGCAACTTCAGGAAAGATTGTTTTATTAACTACAATCCAACCTTTAATTATTGCATCATCAATAGACCTTTTCTTCTTATTTATCCAACGGAATGAAATTCTATCTTCATAGACTTTAAATTCTTTGGGTAAAGTAAGGCGATGTTCTCCTGGTGCGTATCTTTTTTCTTTCACCATTAAAACATCATCTAATGTTCTTGGTTGCGACTTCATCCTATCGGCAATATATCTATCATCTTCTGCTAATACTTGAAGGATAGGAGTTGCATCTTCTTTTTCCTGTATATCTTCCTTAATTACTTCCTTTTCCTTTTCTTGCTTAGTATCTAATGGGTTCATATTGAAATACCTCCTCTATCTCCTGATTTACTCAGGGTTCTGGCATAATCTTCATAAGACATACCGTTCTGGTCGCAAAAATCTCTTTGCTCCCGTGTTAATATAATTTTATTAGTAGAAGCTATACGACGTGAAGTAGGTAAAGAAGTACTTGAGGCACGTGCTATTCTACTAACCTCATTTTTTACTATCTCTCCTGTTTTACCTTCAACATCATAACCTCTTTTTCTAAGTTCATTTTCCATTTCATACATTACAAGTAAAGGTCCATCAGGAGAAGTTCTCCATCTGGGATTATTACTTAATATAGATTGGAATATTACTGATTTTTCAGAACCATCCTCGTTTAATTCTGGATGTTTAGAAACAACATTTTGAGCATTAGCTTCCATAGTTGTACGTACTTGTATTTTTTCCTGTTGTTCCTCAATATGTTTTTTCTCATCATTAAGTATCTCACGAGCTTTACGTTCTGCAAGTTTATTAACCGCTGCTTTCCAATCTGTTTGAGCTAACTTATCAATCTCATCGAGTTCAGTATTAACTTCTTGTTTAGTAGAAGAAGGTTCACTTACTACCTTTTGGCGCATTTCTTCAATTTCCCTACTCATCTTTTGGATAATCCTATCTTGTGCAAATACTTTATTACGCCAAGATTGGTCATCAGTAGATGGTTTAGGTTTAATTACCTCTTCCTTTACTACAACTTTAGGTTCTTCCTGAACTTCTTCCTTTAGAGTATCTTGTGCTTCTATAGAAACTTCAACTCCACCATCTTTAGTTTCTATAATCTCAGAAGTTTTTTCTTCTTTTACTACCGCCTCTTCTGGTTTAGGCATATTTTATTACTCCTTTCATTTCTCCAAGTTAATATCTTGGTTTCTCCTCATCTTGAGGGTTTTCTTGTTTTAAATAGTCTATAAGTAGACTATTTCCTATATATGTTGCACCATCAATTTTACCCTGGACATATATTGGTTTATCTTTATCCTCAGGATTACATTGACGGAGATAAACCGCTTGTTCCTTCTGCCTGTCTTGCAGCCACTGAACCAGCAGGTTCTGAAATATTACCCAAGCTGGGTTGTTGAGTAGCTCCTTGATTAATTCCACTTTGTCCTGTTTGTCCACCTTGACCTCCAAATTTATTCATTGTTGCTATCATTTGTTGCATCATCATCATATGTTGCTGAATATGTTGTTGAATAAATTGAACTAATTGTTGTGCTATATTAGGATTATTTTGTAATACTAATTGCAATGTAGGTGATTGTAATAACTGTTGATGTGTAGTAATATGTTGTAAATGATTTTCAGTCATTTTAACAGTTACTTTACTAAAATCACCTTGTATCATTAATGTGTTTTCATCTTCAGGCATTAATAAAGTTAATTGTTCAGGTTTCGGTCCGATATACTCAACTGGATTTTCTTTGTGGGCTTCAATTAATGAAGCAGTAATAGAATAAAGGTTTATTGGGTTACTTTGTACTAAAGGATTTTGCATAAGTAAAGCATAAAGGTTACTTATCAATTGACGTTGTGTATTATCAGAACCCATAGAAGCATCCTCTAAAAGATAAGCATCATATTCACCACTTATACCTTCTTCTGTAAGTTCGTTTGATTTAAATATAGGCTCATCATCTTCACCAAGTACCCTATTTTCTAATCCAGGAGGAATATTCTTTTGTAATTGGTCTAATATCAAGGTAAGTATTCTACCTGCACCTTCCCTAAGTTTTTCAGCTGGTATGGCAAACCTTTGTTCAGCTGCACCTACTATTGCTTGAGTACGAGTTGCAGTACCAGAACCACCAACTATTTCTGATTCCCTACCTAATACATAACTTGAAGCTGCGGTTAAACGTTCAATAAATTCCATAACAGTTCTTATAGCAACTATTAATCTTTCAGTAGGTAACTGAAAATCAGGGTAATAAATATTGCGTTGTGGGTTAGATACAGGTATAAGTTTGTTAGGTGCTATGGTAATATTTTGTGGTACTAAATTACCACTTGGGTCATAAAAACCTGGTCTTAATATTGATAATGTATTAGCATCAGTAAGTTGGTTAAATATAGCATCAATCTCTTCTGCTAATGGTTGAACCATTTCAAGATAACCATAACCTTCAAGAGCAGTAGGATTTTCTATTAAGTCATTAATCTTGGTAAAATCTATTGGGCGTTTGCCTCTTTTACTTATGTCCTTAATGGCTACCCCACCTAAATAAACCTTTCTTAATGGGTCTATTAATAATCTTACATCTTCAGGAAAACCATCCCTATCTATATCTATTTTCTTATATACTTTTAATACATCTATGGGTGTAGAACGGAGTTTAACCTCTTTTATAGTTTCAATATTTTCAGCAGTTGAATAAGCATAGTTTTCATTTATTTGGTTATCAATAAGTTTCTTTAAGTAGTTACTATTTTCATAAAGTTGGGTAGATACATTAATAGCTTTACCTTCTTGCTCCATTTGCTCAAGTTCAGAATATAACCAATTACATTTAATAACTATTGGGTCATCATCTAAATTATTACCAAAGAATATATTTTCCCTTGGGATAATTTCTGCTTTGGTACTTTCTTCTATCTTTAATTTCTTTTCTTTACTAAATGAAGGAGTGCCATCTTTTTCCCTAAGTTGTATTCCAAATTCATCAAGTATAGGAGTTTCTAATACTTCTCCGGTATCAGTATATTTAATATCCCAACTTACTTCTGTAGCAACATCACCATAACTTACTGAAACTTTACACCATTGGTCAAAAAAACCTTTCATACGAGTTCTAACCCGTATCCACCAAGTCATTAATTTATTTATTCTTTCTACCTTATCTTTGTCTGTTTTTTCAGTAGGTTTCCATTTAACTAAATCTTCATTCCATACAATAGGAAACATTCTTGAATGTAGTAAATCAATAATAGACATTGCAATTTTAAGTGAACGGTTACTACAATACTTCCAAGGAATTGTCTTTGGTTCTCTATTACCATAGTAAAGGTCTTTTAATGATTTTTGTTTAGTATCAAAAGTAAAACCAACACCTTTTGCATCTTGCCCATAATCTTTTTTATTCCTTGTTTCTTCTAAAGATTTAAAATCATCAATAGCAGTTTCTACAAGCAACTTTTCCATTGCTTCATCTACTTCAATTTGTATAGAATTAATATCTTTTGGCACTATTCTTCTCCATATGTTTCAGCTATAAAATTAAAAAATATTCCTGCTGATGCAGTATTTGTAATTGATAACAAATAATTAGTATTATTTTTTAAAATCCATTCAGAATTATTCCTTATATTATTAGTATTAGATGGAACAACATTTAAACCCACCCCACCACCAGTATTTCCTACTATCATTGCATTAATTAACATTGTTCCATTGGTAGTTATAGCAACGGTAGAATAACATTTAATTACTGCAACATTACTTGAGGTTCTATTTTTATTACTAATATCTATTAACCCAGCAGTTGTAGAGGCAAAACAATTTTCATACATATTAATAATAGCTGGACCATTAGTATAAACTTCACCATAAAAATGTTGGTTTTTTGTTTTAGTATCTAAAAGTAACCTCATTATTTGATTAGCAGTTAATGTTCCATAAGCGGTTATAGAATATAAATCACCATTATGAACTTCTGCGTGTACTCTATCTATAGTTTTTACATCTAATACATTCTTAAATCCAATACCCATTATTTACCTCTTAACCTCTTTGGTTTAGTAAAATAACCTAAATCATCCATACTCTTATGTTCTTTAGATACACTTGGAAAACCTTGTTTGTCTTTCATTGGTACCTTCTTTTCTCTCATCATCATTTGTTCTTTACTTGCCGCTGATTTGCCCATCTATAACCTCCGCTTTAATGTTAAGTATCTTTTCCTCTAACCTACGCTTCTTTTCTATTAACTCATCATCAGTCAAACTATTAAACTGGTTAAACTGTATAAAGTTTTGGCTATGTTCTACTTTTTTAGTTTCCTCTCGTGCTTCTTTTAAACAAGTTAAAGCAACAGGTATTCTATCTTTAGGGTTTTCAATAGTAAGCGCAAGATTATATAGTTCCTCATCACGTTCAAGCCTTATTCTTTCCTGTGCTATAGGTACATCTGAAATCTCGCTAAGGTATTTACCTCTTAACCTTTCAACAAGTTTTAAGTTCTTATTCTTAATAACTGATAATGTCATAGGATTTAATTCAACATTATGTACTTCCTTTAAAAGTTTATTTACTTCTGCAGCTGTTTTATATTGGGCAAACAGGTTACAGATAAAGTAATTACGCTCGCTTAACCCGCTACTTCTTTTAGGTATTTTAGTTATAGGATTTTCTATAATAGTTTCCATTAGTAGTACGCCCCTACTCTTTCATAAGCCTTGGGTAAATTAAATGTAGGCTGGGATATAATAAGATACCTTACCACATCAGCTCCGTGTTCATCTTTAGGTTTAGAATCTTCTTTAGGGTCTTTATCAATATTATTTTTCCATTCATCATATTGGTAATTCATTATAGAATGTATTGTCTTTGGGCATTTATCTTTAACAAAAAATAACTTTGGTTTATTATTAATATCTAAAGGCTTATCTCTATTATAATGTAAATATTCTTTAACCTTTAAACGCCCGCCCTCTTTATTATCATCAGCTTCAGTAAAAGAACACTTATACTTATAAAGTTCATCTATTACTGACATACCGGTTGATATTAAAGGCTTACGCCCAAAGTTAGGGTCTATTAATCTTTTAATTACATTCCAATTAAAATATTGTTCAGTAGCACGAATATAAGAAGCAAGTTCAGCAATAGTTCCTTCCCTAATCATTTCATACATTACATAAACATCATTAAGCCTATCTATCATAGCCCAGATAACGTGGTGAGGTAATCTATCGTGAGGGTCTAATACACAAATTACAGGGTAGTTATCTTCGTATTTAAACTCATTAATAAAATGTACTGCAGGGTTAATCTCTTTATAAACTAAACCTTTAAGATGATAAAATCTACCGTGGATACGAGTTTCCTTTTCATCATCAGTAAGCATATCCTCAAATTTAGCAATATCTTCTTCTCTGAGTATAGGTGTGCCTTCAATATCAAATTTATTATCACGAGTATCAGCAGTAAATACTTCTATGGTTTTACTATCAGCTCTATCAATAATTTCTTCTTTCATCCAAGGTTCAATTAGGGGAGTAAATGTTAGTATGGTAAGACCACCCCTATCTATCAAACCACGCTGGGTAGCAATATACCTACGTCTTTCTACTGGTTCATCACCCCAGAATATATCAAGGTCTTGACCTTCAAAAGCCATAAGGTCTTGTTCCATTGTAAGAAATTCTATCGTAGAACCATCTTTAGTTTTAAGTTTGTTTATGTAACCTTGGGGGGAGCGACGAACCTGAATTATTTCATCTGCTGGTAAGTAATCTCTAAGTTTAGGTTCTATTACACTATCTATCTTAAAAAATCTATCGGTAGCAATTCTAATCTTTACTGGTTTATTAAACCTACGTTCTTGGGGAAACCAATCAGGGTACTTCTTGGTAATTGCCCAAGCACACTCCATAGCCCCAAAAACTGACTTTCCCACACGATTACCTGCTACTATTGCTAATGTTTTACATTTAGATTTATGGGCTGTAAATTGGATAGGATTAGGAACATAAAAATCCATTCCTCGTATCTTACGCCGTGAGTTTAAAACAGCAATTACTTCTTCGTGTTCAAGAAGTAAATTCTTTTCTTCCTCACTTAATACTTTTTGGTTTTCTATTTTCTCCATAAATATTCACTTGAGGTTTAGTTAATAATACTTTAGGTTCTTCAATACTTTTCTTTTCAATAACACTTAACTTAGCTTCTAAAAACAAAATCTTTGTTTCTAAAAGTAACACACGCCCAGCCAAATCCACGCTTGAGGTTTCTTCTTTAACTTGAGTTTCTTCTATGGGTTCTATTATAGATTCTATAGGTTCATCTGACATTTACACCTCCAACTATTACAAAGTATATCATAAGAAATACCCACTAAAAAGAAACTGTAACTAACTTTAGTATTACCAATACTTTACTTGATAATATGTTAACAATGTGCTATACTTTATTATTATAAGGAGGTGATATATATGAGTATAGATAGAATTTGTCATTATTGTCGTAATCATTATCAAGCACCAAATAGAATAACTAAATATTGTAGCGATGAATGTAGAAAGACAAGAACAAATGAAAGAGCCAGGTGGCAAATGCGTACTTTTAGAATGCGTTGTCATAAATTAACAAAAAATAATATAGAACAAAAAAAGTGCCAAGTGTGTGGATTTTCCGAAACAGTTGATTTACACCACGAAGGATTAAAGGGATATTGGTTGTGTCCTAACCACCACGCCTTAATTACAAGAGGTTTAAAAAGAATTGATGATTATAAAATAGAACCAAGTTTTACCGAAAGTTTGGGTAATTTAAAACAAATATTGTTAAATAGTCACCGTACTAAAAAACTTATAAGATTTATGTAAACTATATCCTAAAATTTAATTTTAAAGAGAATGTCCTTAAAAAAGATATTCTCTTTTTTTTAACCTTATATACTACAATAGGTTAGATAGTATTACTACAAATCAGGGGGGGGTGCTCAAAACTTCAGCCCTACCTTTACCCCTATATAATATCTATTAATAATATATTAGTAATTACAGATATCTTTGAATACAACAAATAAAACATATACATCAATACAATAGTATTACAATATAACTACAATAGTAATAGCTATAGTAATTGGTTTAGTAATTGCATAAGCATTGGAAATAGAAGGGGGGTGTATGGAATATTAGTATTAAGTTATTAATATTTTAATTGTGGTTGAGTATTATATAGCAATATAAACCCCTATAATATCTAATCCAATAGGTACGCCATAGCATTATAAACCTATGCTTATGTTACTTATAATAAATGTTATGTTAACTATGTATATAGTATTAACTATATGTATATCAACAGCTTATGTAATAACATATAGGTTAAGTCAATTATTATTAGTATTATTATTGGGTATGTACTATTAATGATTATGCAATAGTATAATAGTTTTACTTTAGAATAGTAATCTATTGTAAACCACTTATTTATTATTAGTTGACAATAGAATTATAATTAGTAATTGTATTGTAAACCAAATAATTAATATAGGTTGACAATAGCTTTAGATTAGCTTTATAAACTAATTAAGAATATAACTAACCCAAATAAATAAATATGTTATACTTTTATTATGATTAGTATTCGTTGCCCAGTATGTACAAATCAAATAAGTTATGTAAGATTAAAAAGCGGAGAAGGTGTTTGTACCTGTTGTGGTAGAATCTTAAGCCCAGAAGAAGTTAAAGCTCAAAGAGAAGCCCAATTAAAACCCCCAAAGCACCAAGATTAGCCAATCTAAACCAGGGTTAATATTGCCTTACCTAAACCCCTAATTAAGCCCCATAATAACCTTACCTATATTAGTACTATCCCAAAGGCACAAGATACAAGATTGATAGTTTTTGGGATAGTTAAAATATACTGTGTGTGGTTTATCCCAATTTTCAGTCCCACAACACTACTTAAGAGTATGTATGTTGGGACTTGGGATAGTAGTAAAAGTTGAACCCTAAAAACAAGCTTTTTTACTCTCCTTTACCAAACCTTATTTATAACTTGGGACACTTTTTGGGATAGTTAAAATTAGTATAAAATTAACCTTGATATTCTTTGCGTGTGTGTTATACTTCTATTAAAGGAAAGGAGGTTAAGATATGAATATTATATGCCCAAAATGTAAAAGTAGGAATGTAATGTTTACTAAAAGGAATAACTCTTTTTGGTGTAGGCGTTGCGGAGAAGAATGGAAAAAGTTAATGGAGATTGATAATGTGGGTAGACCAGAAGAAAAAAAGAGCGAGTATTAAACTAAGTAGAGCCATTAGCAAAGGATTACTTGTAAGAGCTGATAAGTGCGAGGATTGCCTAAAAAAAAGTAAAACTATTGGATACCATCCAGATTATAATAAAACCCTTGAGGTTAATTGGCTATGTAATTCTTGTTTTAGAAAGAAACTATCTACATTGTTTCATAAGATAAAAGTATTGCATAGTTCTTTATAACCCTAACCATAACAAAAATAATTAAGATAGTTGTTGACAAATAATACTTATATGGTATACTCATAATGTAAACACATAAAGGAGGTGAATATAATGTTAATAAAATTGAATAAACTTGAATGTAAGCGTTGTAAATATAATTGGCTACCAAGGAAACAAGAAATAAGACAATGCCCTAAATGTAAGACGGCATATTGGGATATAGCAAAAGGAGAAGATAATGCAAACAAATTTAGCAAATAAAAGAGAAAAAGAAACATTAGAAGAACATTTAAAAGAAGGATGGCAATTTATAAATAGAGGTTTTCCTGACTTTTTATTTTATAAAGAAATGCCTAATGGTAAAATAGAAGCATTTTTTGTTGAGGTAAAAAGAAATATCCGTCCTAATCAAAAAAAATGGGATAAAGATTATGGTGTTAGCTTAAACCCTGACCAAAAAATAGTACATTATGTATTAAAAAAAATGGGCTTTGAAGTAAAAATAGTTTATAAAGACATTCCCAAGTAAATAGCTCAAGCTGTTTGTATTTACTAACAAGAAGTGATTTATAGAAAGGGGGATTTATGAAAATTACTAAAGAATGGTTAGCGGAAAAGTCAGCTTGTCATAGTGGGGTGAATTGGTTTAATGCACAAAAGGAAAATGACGCAGTAAAAGTTATAAAGAAACTTATCAAAGAAAACCTGTTAAGCTGGGCTAACTGGACAATCGTCAGGGTTATGGATTATAAACAATATGTCAGTTATGCAGTATTCGCAGCGGAACAGGTAATTGGTATTTACGAAAAGAAATACCCTAATGACAAAAGACCAAGGGCAGCGATTGAGGCAGCAAAAAAGTGTATAGAAAATCCGAGCGAAGAAAATAAGAAGGTGGCTGCTGCTTATGCTGCTGCTGCTGATGCTGCTGCTTATGCTGCTGATGCTGCTGCTTATGCTGCTGCTGCTGCTTATGCTGCTGCTGCTTATGCTGCTGCTTATGCTGCTGATGCTGCTGCTTATGCTGCTGCTGCTTATGCTGCTGCTGCTGATGCTGCTTATGCTGCTGCTGATGCTGCTGCTTATGCTGCTGCTGCTGCTTATGCTGCTGATGCTGCTATAAACAAAATGAGAATTAAGATTTTAAAATATGGGATTAAACTTATTAAAAATAACCTATGAAAGACCCCTTAATAAAAGCATATGAAGCTATAAATTTTCCAGATTGGTCTAAAAATATTGCGCCAAAAGTTTTAGCCTATATGAAAAAAGAAGAAAAACGCAAGCAGAAGATAAGAAGCGCGTTTATCCTTATTGGCTCAATTTTACTTTGTGGAGTTATATTATTAATAAGTGGATGTCGTGAGCCAGTCTGGGCAAAAGTAATTAATCTAAAGGCTTCTTGGTATTCAATAGAAAGCCTAAAAAAAGAAGGAACTTATAAGTATAGTAAAGGAGCGATGGCAAATGGTAAACTTTTTGATGATAACGCTTTTACTTGCGCTAATAGGTTATATCCTTTGGATAGTATCTTACGGATTACTAATCTTAAGAGCGGTAATAGTATTATCGTGCGGACCACTGACAGAATTGGAAAAAGGTTTGCAAGAACAAGAATTGATTTATCCAAAAAAGCTATGGAAACTCTTGGTGGTAAACAAGCACTTGAGAAAGGGTTATTGCTTGTTAAGGTTGAAAGGATAAAATAGGTAATCTTCTTATACCTTTTATAATTTTTACCCCCATTTTGGGGCTGTAGCGAGCAAATTTGGGCAGTTTAGCGTAGTTAGGGCAAAAGGAGGTAACTAATGAAATATGATTTAAAAGCTGAAGATGTAACAAAGGTAATAAAAGATTTATTAACAGTATATAGCCCAGAAGAAATAGCTGTAGAAGTAGGAAGAACAGGACAAACCATTTGGCGGTGGGTTTCAGGAAGGTCAATACCAAGTAAAGGTGATTTTAGGTTATTAGAAAATATGGCTAAAAAGATAAAGGAGTAAAATATGTTTAGATTTATAATGGCAATACTATTTACTTTATTTTTAACTACTATTGTTATGGCTGAAACTACTTCATATACTATTGGTAATACTACTTATTATAATGGAGATTTAGAAGGTACTGCAACTAAAACAGGGAGTTATACTTATTATAATATTAATGGTGAAAGAGGTACGGAAGTTAAAGTAGGTAGCACAACTTATTTTAATGGGGAGTTGTTTAATAAGGATAAGTAATATCAAATCGGAGGGGTAAATGAATAAAATAAAGAATAAATTACATTTTTGCAGTAATTGCAAAGAGTTTTCCGTAATAAGGCGTAATTATATGCGTAAGGCTGATAATAGGATGGAACGTCTTGAATTTTGTTTGAATAAAGGATGTGGGTATAAGTTAATGTTACCTTTTAGGGTATTATTACCAGAAGAAATAAAAACTTGACTTTTAATATTACATATGCTATATTTTAAGCAGATTGAGGGGAACGATATTTTTATTGCCAATAACAATGCCACCCAGAGGGTTGGAAGACTTAATCGTTTTCCTCAATCTACCCAAAAGGTGGCATTTTGTTTAGGAGATAAAAATGCCTAAAGGATTTAAAAAAGATGGTTCTTATGCTGGTAATGTTTTTAAAATAGGGAATAAAGGATTTTGGTTAGGTAAAAAAAGATTAAATATGACTAAGGAAAATAATCCTGCTTGGAAGGGGGGAGTTACAAAATTAAAAAATTACGCAACTAATTATAAAAAAGAATATAGACATAGAATGAGAATAAGCAAAAAATATATATCTGATTGTAATATCTCTAAAACTAAAGAATATAAAAGATTAAATAACCAAGCATATAGAAGTCGCATTAAAATAGCAGGAAAACTATCTATTAAAACTGTTCAGCAAGTTTATGAGGATAATATTAAGCAATATAGGACATTAACTTGTTATCTTTGTTTGAAACCCATAGAGTTTGGTAAAGACCATTTAGAACATAAGACACCATTATTCAGGGGTGGAACTAATGTAAGAAATAACTTAGGTATAGCTTGTCAATTTTGTAATTGTAGTAAACATACAAAAACCGAAGAAGAATATAGAAAGGAGAAAAAATCTAATGTCTGAACCATATGAAGAACATCTATTTAGATGTAATGAATGTAATGAAGATTTTATTAAAGAGCAAATGATTGAAGAAGATGGATTGTTATATTGTAAAGATTGTTTTATTCTTTTATTGGAAGGAGGAAAAATATGAAATATAGTATCGAAGAAGTTAAAGGCGAACCAGATAAAAATATTGTTATGAGATTTAGAGGTGATGATATTGTTTTTGTTGCAACAGCAAATAACATCAGTTTATATATAGATGAAAGAACTGCTGATAGCATAGCTTTCCATTTACAAACAATTATTGAAGATAGAAAAAGGCAGAAGAAAAATAGTTCTTGACATTATATTTTTAATATGGTAAGATTATAAGGTAATCAATCGGAGAGGATAAAATGAAAAATAAAGTTAACAAAATTAATGGCAACCAAGTAAAAGTATTGGTTGCTTTTTTATTGCTCCCCCAAAATACCCTGCCTCTCCGAAAGGTAATTCATAAAGGGTTGAGGGGGAGTTTTTTATGGGTTTTTATTACTAACAAGATTTAGGGTCTGGGGGTGAACCCCCAGGTATAAATGGATAGCCTAACCTTAATTGATAAACTTGCCCACTTACCAGAATTGTTAAGAGAACTTAACCAAGAAGAAGAAGCTGAAAATCTTGATTGTCTAATTGAAGAATTAAAGAAAGGATAATATGATTAAGATAATTGATATGCGCTTAAAGGACTTTGAAACTACTA